GTGCTTCTGTAGGATTTTATGATTTATTGAATTGGGCAGTTAAATATTCAACACATATTCATCCTGCTCCTCTTGGTATGACAGGACCACCAACTCAACCACCAACTCAAACTGTGTCGTGTTAATTTTATTATGGAGAAAAAATAATGGCAAATTACGGAATTTATAAAAGGTTAGGATATAATTTTGACGATTCTTCGTTAGGAATTATTAATCTTTCTCAAGAAGCAAAAGACCATCTAAATTCTACACCTAGCTTACTTTTAGATTGGCAGAAGAGAGATATTGCAGATTCGAATGTTTCTGGTTATGTAAAAAATCCAATGGATGACCTTTACATATCATTTCGTTCAAATGCTAATTCAATATTTACCGTTGCAAATAATGATCCTGCAAACACTTGGAGCAGTTTCGATGCTGCAAATTTATTGATAAGTGTTTCAAGTTCTCTTGTAGCATCTCTTGATAGATTCAAGAGCCATACTGATAACATTTCAGGTGTTGCTGCTATTGAATCTGGAGGTGTTGACGCTGGAACACATCCATACAAAAAAACAGCAGCAGGAATAGGAAAGTTATTAGTTTACATAACAAGCGAATCAGATAGTATCTTAAATGCATCTCCAATACTAGGCAGTTTTACAAGTTTGTTTGTTGCAGATAGTTTTTCATCAAATTCAAATGTAATTATTTCTGATAGTGCGACAGTAAATGCTGCTGTAAATTCGGGCGGCGGTATCTGTATTCTAACTTTAAGTCAAGCTAATGTCATAGCATCTCATATGAATACTGCAAATGCTTTGATTGAGACAAGAAGAAATCACGATGTTCAGTTTTTTAGAAATTCATTGTCAGTAATTTCAGACTTTGGAAAAACACAAGAATTTGCAAATATGGGTGAAGTTGAGCACAATCTAGCCAATAATTATATTGGTACCGACAAACTACTTTCTAGAATTAACTCATAAATAAAGCATGGCAACCGTAACCACAGACATAGTTAGAGAATTTAAAGACCTGGATCTGAATTTTACCATTCATCCAGTCAAAAAAGACATTAACCGAAATCTCGGTGCGATGGCAGTCATCAATTCCGTAAAGAATCTGGTACTGACAAACCATTATGAAAAACCATTCCGACCAGAGATTGGATCTAATGTCCGTAGGTTGTTGTTTGAAAATCTTGATGTTGTTACTGCGACAACCATAAGAAACGAAATACAACGAATGATTGAGAACTATGAACCTAGGGTTAGTATCATAAACCTTAAGGTTAATGCAGATTTCGACAATAATGGGTTCAAAGTTTTTATGGAATTTTACATTGTGAATCAAACTTCGCCCGTCACAATTAATTTTTTCCTTGAACGGATTCGATAGATGGCTAACGCTCGTTTACAAATTACCGACCTTGATTTTGACCAAATCAAAAACAACTTAAAGTCTTACCTACAACAACAATCAGAGTTTACTGACTATGATTTTGAAGGTTCAAGTCTTGGTGTTCTATTGGACATTCTCGCATATAACACCCATTACAACGCATACTATCTGAACATGGTGGCAAATGAGGCATTTCTTGACACCGCAATGTTGCGTGATTCTGTCGTGTCTCACGCAAAGACTTTAAATTACATTCCATATTCATATGCTGCACCTAGAGCAATCACTACTATCACCGTTGAGACAAATGATACAACACCAGGAACATTAACTCTTCCTAGAGGTCAGACATTCTCATCAAATCTAATTGATAACCTGTCATACACTTTTGTTACATTAGAAGATGCCACAGTAACCAAATCTGGCACACAGTTTGTATTTGAGAATGTTAGTCTATATGAAGGTAGACTAGTTAACTACAATTTCTCATACAACAAGAATTCAAATCCAAAATCTATATTTCAGTTGCCTGATAACAATGTTGATACTAACACCTTATATGTTACAGTAACAGACAATGTTGGTAACACAGCAACACAGGTATACAACCATGTTAGTGATGTATTGGATGTTGATCCAACAACTAACGCATATTTTATACAAGAAGCCAGAAACGGTAACTATGAGATTTACTTTGGTGACGGTGTTATTGCTAAACAACTTGTTGATGGTTCAACTGTTTCTGTTAGTTATCTAGTTACCAACGGAACGGCTGCAAACAAAGCAAACGCATTTGTGCCTGATGGTCCTATATCAACATACAATATCATTGATGTTGTAGTCAATGATGTTGCTGCTGGTGGTGCAGTTCGTGAGGCAGTAGATTCAATAAAGTATTCTGCTGCAGCTCAGTATGCAACACAAAATCGTCTAGTAACATTCAAAGATTATGAGACATATATTCGTTCGAAGTATGCAAGTATCGACTCCCTATCTGTTTGGGGTGGTGAGACTGATGTTCCGCCAGTATATGGTAAAGTTTATATCTCTCTGAAACCAAAGACAAACTACTACATTTCAGAAACAGAAAAACAAAGAATCATAACTGATATTGTTAATCCAAAAGCAATCGTAGCTGTTCAGGCAGAGATTCGTGATCCAGAGTACCTATATTTGATTGTTGAAACTTCAGTTCAGTATGATCCTAAAAAGACTACACTAAAAGAAGATGCAATCAAAACAAATATTCGCAATTCTATTTTAGGTTATCGTGACACCAATCTGAATAGGTTTGGTGCAAGTTTTGTTCTATCAAAACTTCAAGATGCTGTTGATTCTACTGATATAAATTCTATCATTGGTTCGGAGGCTATTGTTCGTGTTCAACGCCGTTTTGAACCAAACATCGGCAACTCAGCAAGTTATATGATTAAGTTTAATGTACCTCTACATCGCGGAACAATCACAAACAAATTAAAGTCAACAGAATTTGATGTATATGATACTTTTGGTGTTCGTAGAACCGCACAGTTTGATGAGACACCACAATCATATACTGGTATTTCTGAAATTCAAGTAACTAATCCTGGTGTTGGGTACACTACAGCACCAACAGTTACTATCTCTGGTGACGGTTCAAATGCAACAGCTGAAGCCGTAATTGTGAACGGAAGAATTCAAAAGATTATCGTTACTAACCGAGGCATTGAATACACTCAAGCTACTGTAAGTATCACAGGTGGCAACGGTTATGGTGCGGAAGCAATCGTTGTCGTTGATGCAAAAGTTGGTGTTCTAAGAACAATATACTACGACTCACTTGCACAGAGACAGATTATTAATGCAAATGCCGGTACTATTGAATATGATAACGGTATAGTAAACATCAACGACATAAGATTCTTGTCTGTAAACTCTTCAGATGATTTGGTTCACCTAACGATTGAAGCTGAGAAGGGTATCATACAGTCTATTCGAAACACTATTCTGACAATCGACCAAGATGATCCAGTTTCAATCGTTACAACATTGACACAATATAGTAGCTGATAATGTCTGACAAAAAAACATCGTTACTGATTAATCGTCAGGTACCAGAATTTGTTCGTGACGAATACCCTAAATTCGTTACCTTTCTAGAAGCCTACTATGAGTTTCTAGAAAACAAACAAACTGGTCAGAGCAACGATTTAATAGTAAAATCTAAAGACCTGCGTTATCTTTCTGATGTAGACTATTCGATAGACCAGTTTGAGGATGAGTTCCTTAACACTTACGCATCGTTATTGCCAAAAGACATTAGTGTAGATAAGGCACTAATGATTAAGAAACTTTTGCCTTTGTATCTGGCAAAAGGAAACGAAAAGTCGTTCAAGTTACTATTCAGAATTCTGTTTGATGAGGAAGTAGAAGTTATTCAACCAAAGAGTAACATTCTTCGTGCGTCTGATGGTAAATGGTTGATTGAGAAAGCATTCCGTATTTCACAAGATGTTTACAGTACCTATACTGCAAATGGTAATACATCTTCTAGTGCTACAGCATCAGGTAACACAGTTTTCCAAATGGCACAAGTTGCTGGTTTAGATGAGATTGCAGTTTATGTTGATGGCACTTTGCAAACATCGGGTTACAAAGTTCGCCGTGAATCAAAGAAGGTTCTATTTGATACAGCACCTTCTGCAAATTCTCAGATTAAAATTCTATACAACAATTTTGACTATGCATTGTTAGAAAATAGAAAACTTACAGGTGAAACATCAGGCGCATACGCTGTTGTTGAAAGAACTGCTCAAAAAACTATCAATGCAAAATCAGCATTTGAATTGTATGTCAACGATAAAACACTTGTTGGCACATTTAGTAACGGTGAAAATGGTTTACTAAACATAGTTGGTGATAATGATGAACTGATAACTATAGAGGTTTTAGGCCTTTCAACATTATCAACAATCAATGTAATTGACGGTGGTGCAAGTTACAATGTAGGTGATCCAGTTACAATAACGGGTGGTGGTGCAACCGAAACTGCTGAAGCAATAGTTTCAGAAGTATTCTCTGGTTTTATTAACCAAGTGCGCGTTCTTGCTGGTGGTGCAGGATTTAAAGTTGGTTCAAATGTTAATGTTATAGGCTCTACCTCAAATGCGGCACTGGTTCTTGCGATAGATGGCGTTGATGTTTCTGGTGCCAATACCGCAAATACCTTTGTTGTTGATACTACAAGAATTGCTAACTATGAATCAATTGCAATTAATGCAGCAGATTATGGATTTCCTAATACTTCTATATCAGAGAATGTCCAATCAAGAATTATTGATGCACTTGCTTTCTCAAATGTAACAAGTATTGGCCCAATTACCAATGTATCAGTTTTGTTTGCTAACGCAATTTTCACTACTGTACCAACAGTTGATGCTGATTCTGCACCATTTATCAACGGCGCCACAGATGAACAACATGTTCTTTACACTCGTTCACTCGGAAGAATAACAATCTATGATGGTGGAGATGGTTATAAGATTGGTGATGAACTTCTCTTTATCAATTCAGGTGATATGAATTTTGGTTTTGGTGCTGCAGCAGCCGTAACGAATGTATCGGCAACAGGTGCAATTACTAAAGTAGAGTTGCAACCACCTCGTATTACCGGTGTTGCAAATACTTACGGATCTACAAATGTAACAGTCTTAGGTGTAAACACTCTATTCTTAGATGAATTGCGTGTTGGTGACAGAATTATCATAAACAACGAATCGCGTTACATCAATACGATTACTTCTAACACATCGTTGAATGTTAATGTAAACTTCAACTATACAACAACAGGCGGCGGCAAGAAAATTGGTCTATACGGTGCATTGCCTGTAGGTGGTGTAAACTATGAAGAATCAAGATTGCCAACAATCAATGTCTCTTCTGTTATAGGTGCAAATGCCAACTTAGCAGTAACTGCATTGATGGGTAGTGGTGAGAATCTGTTCGCAACCGCAGACCAAGACCCTGGCGCAATTCTGAAAATCAGAGTTACAAATGCCGGTGCAGGATATCAAACACCACCAACAATTGACCTAACACAGAAAGGTGATGGAACTGCTACTGCCAATTCACAGGTTGAACCAAGTTATGTTACCTTCCCTGGTCGTTGGACTACCTCAGACAGTATACTATCTGCATCAGAAAGAGTTATACAAGGTAGAGACTACTATGTTGACTACTCGTATGTATTGTCTTCAAAGGTAGAGTTTGCCAAATTCAAAGAATTGTTCAAGAGTTTGGTTCACCCAGCAGGATTTGTTGAGTATGGTGAATACAGAATTGATGAAACTATCGCTGCTAACAACCTATCTACCATCAGTTACTCAAGCAATGTTATTTCAGGAACTGTAAATGTAAACAACAGTATCTATGTAACAGGTACCAACACACTATTCAATGTTGCTTATGCTAACAGCACTATCACTATTGGAACACAAATTGCAATTGGTTCAGAAGTTAGGACAATCAGTAATATCTTGAGTAATACCTCACTAAGAGTTACATCTGCTTTTACTCAAACTGCAAATAATCAAGAACTTGTAATCGTTACATAAATAAAGAATTACTATGGCTACTTCATACACATCTAAAAAACTCTCGTTTAATAACGCAGAGCAATTCAAAGAATCTTTTACCGAACCACAACCAACGGTCGGTTACTTGTTCATTGGCAATAATGTTCCTTATGCAAACGAAGCATCACCAGACTCTATTGTAGATTCTACATCAGATGAGAAAAGTGTTTGGGACAACATGTTTGCTGCAAAGAAAGTTACAGGTAACGATGTTGAGTTAGTTGTTCCGCGTGTCAACTGGACATTAAACAACCGATACAAACAGTTTGATGATAAAATTTCTACAGACGAATTGGTGACCGCAGATAGTAGCGCTAACGGTAACAGCAAACCGATGTATGTTATGACAAGTGGTAGAAATGTCTATAAGTGTATATCAAACAACGCAAACGCAGTTTCTACTGTAGAACCTTCTGGTGACTACAGTACCGCCAACGGAACAATTCGTACCGCAGACGGATACATCTGGAAATACCTATACAATGTCAAACCTTCAAATAAGTTTTTGACCGCAGATTGGATGCCAGCACCAATTTCTACTTCAAAATTGGACTATAATGTTAGTTCAACAAGTGTTATTGACGGTGAAGTTTCTGCAATTATTGTCGTTAATGGTGGCACAGGCTATGCAAATCCAACAATAAGTGCAACAGCCTTTGGTACTGGTGTAACTACAATTGCTTTGGCCAACACAGTCAATGTGGCTGCAAATATGAAGGTGACAGGTACTGGAATTGCAACAGGAACTCTAGTTTCTACTGTAAATACAATTCTAAACATCATCACAATTTCTTCTGCAACCACAGCCAATGGTGGTGGAACTGGTAACAACCTGACATTCAGCACTAGAGTCTATATCAACGGTGATGGTTCTGGTATAGAGGCTAGTGCTAATATCGTAAATAGTGCGGTTTCTAAGGTCACCGTTGATGTTGACGGTATAGGTTACTCATACGCCAACGCAACAATTTACGGTTCAGGTACTAATGCTACTGCTAGGGTCGTTTTACCACCAAAATTTGGTCATGGAATGAATCCAGCTAAGGAACTGGACGGTGCGAATGTCATGGTTTCCGAAAGAATTGGTCTGGTTGATTCAACGGAAAGTGGATTAATTTCTTCATCTACCTCAATAAGACAGTACGGTTTGTTGAGAGACCCGTATAAATATGGTTCGAATACCTCAGTTTCGAGTTCTAATGCGAACACCGTTATATCACAAACTGTCAATTTGACAATGGTTGCTGGTACCGCATATACTCAAGATGAATTTGTCTATCAAGGTAGTTCAGCAAATAGTGCGTATTTTTATGGATTCGTTAACTCTCAATCATCAAATGAGGTTCGCCTAACTAAAGTAAGAGGTGATGTTGTTGTTGGTGGTACATTGATTGGTGCAACTTCAGGTGTCAATAGAACGGTTGTTAAGAAGTATGACCCTGAGTTTGAACCGTATACTGGTGATATTGAGTATGTTGAAAATGTTACAAAGATTCAAAGAGCAGACGGCCAAGCCGAAAATATCAAATTTGTTATCAGATTTTAAGGGAATTATTTAATGTCGTTAAATACCAATTTTAATGTCAATCCGTATTATGACGATTTTGACGAAGACAAAAAATTTCTTCGCCTATTGTTCAAGCCAGGATATGCGGTTCAAGCTCGTGAGTTAACACAGTTACAAACTCTGTTACAGAACCAAACTAGTCGTTTTGGTAATCATATTTTTAGAAACGGCTCTCTTGTAACTGGTGGTCAAACATTCATTCAGGATGCAACATACCTTAAATTAAATTCTGATTATGCAAATACAGCAATTTCTGTATCTAATTTCAACGGTCTATCAATAACAAATTCTGACGGTTCAAAACGCGGTGAAGTTATTGCCGTTTATGATGCTGATGCAGGAACTGGTGACCCTAAAACTCTTCTAGTTAAACAGATTTACGGTAATACATTTACTTCTGGTGAAACAATTCAAACAATTCAAGATGCACCTGTATATGCAAACATATCAACATCGGGTGTAGGAACAGGTCAAACATTTTCTATTAGTGAGGGTGTTTTTTACTATGATGGTTACTTCATTAAAAATAGTGCTCAAACCATCGCAACATCAAAGTATGATAATACAACAGCCAATGCCAGAATTGGTTTTGAGATTACAGAATCTATCGTAGTATCTTCACAAGATACCTCATTACTTGACCCAGCTCAAGATGCATCAAACTATCAAGCACCAGGTGCCGACCGTTACAAAGTCGATTTGATTCTTGCAACAAGGTCACTAACATCTACTGACACTTCTCAGTTTATCGAACTTGCTCAGGTTGAGAATGGCGTATTAGTTTCTGCAAACAAATACCCTCTATATGCGGTATTGGAAGATACTTTCGCTCGCAGAACATACGATGAGTCAGGCAATTATACTGTTCGCCCATTTCAACTATCATTAGAAACAAGTGCTGCGAACTCAGCAAAAGCAAATGTAATAATGTCTCCTGGTAAAGCCTATGTCTATGGCTATGAGTATGAGACTATTGCACCAACAACAATCACTTTTGATAAACCAAGAACAACTGACAATGTGGTTGGTAAGAGAATTTCTGCCGACTACGGATACTATGTCTATGCAAATACAGCAAATGGATCATTACCGATTGATACATTTTCAACTGTTGATTTGCATTGCGTTCCAAACTCAAGTATAAATGTTACTTCAACAGGAACAATAACCAATACAAAAATTGGTACAGCAAGAATTAAATCTATAGAATTTGAAACAGCATCAAACACTTCAAATGCTGCAACATATGAATTCAGAACTTATCTGTTTGATATCAATGTTGGTTCTATATTTGGTGGCAACGTAACTACAAAATTAGATTTCTCTAACACCTCTTATCTTGGCATAGCAAATACTGTTGTTAATGCATATCAGTATTCTATGTCAAATAACGCCTATGTTGGCGCACAGTTTAGAATCGTTACCGGTCCAGGTGCAGGCGAGCCATCGAAGACAATTGTTAATTATAACGGTGCAACACAAACAATTCAACTATCAAGCCCATTTACAGCAAACGTGCAACAAAATACTAGCACATGGGCAATTGATTTTGAGTTAGCTCAAGTAGAATCTTTGGCTGTTACAAGTGGAACACAGAGAGTTTCTTCAGTAGATATTGCACCTGCTTCAAAAGATCCAGCTTCACTATACGATGATGCTATTCTGTCTGATAGAAACTTAGAACCTTTAATTTTCCCATTAGGTCAAAATTATGTTGCTCTAAGCTCTATTACTGATTTCTACTACTCATACAGAAGACTGATACATAACCAAACATTTAATGCTTCATCACAAACTATTCTTCCAGCTCTTGGTAGTGGTGAAACTTATGCTGTGGCTACTTCAACTTCTTCAAAGGCACAGAAATATCAAATTATTGTAACAACACAAGGAACAAGTCCTTATCCTATCGGTAGTTACATACCAGCAAATTTAATTTCTGATGTTGATGTTCCTAACCGTAGAATTACTGTTACTGGTGCCACTACCGATATGGTAGTTGATGTTATTTGTACCATTGATGCTGTTAATCCAGGTTCAAAAACAAAAACATATGTAACTGCAAGCATATCACAATCTTTATTTGTTGCCGATGTGGTAAACCTTGTTTCTGTAATAGATTACAACGGTTACAATATCACACTTGCAAACAGCGCATATGCAACCGATATTACTTCAAAGTATACACTAGATAACGGTCAAAGAGATTCTTACTATGACCATGCTGTAATTAAATTAAAGTCAGGTGTTTCTGCACCTAATGGTCCTCTTGTTATAAAATACAACTACTTCAGCTCTGCTGATGCTGGTGGATATTTTGATGTAGACTCGTATAGTGGTTACACATACGGTTCTGTTCCTCCATATACTTCTACTTCGACCGGATTATTTTACAGATTGTCTGACTGTTTAGATTTTAGAAGTGTTAGAGCTATACCTACAACACCTACTCTTGCTAATACTGTAACATTCAGTTCTGGAAGCAATCCAAAGATTCCAGAAAATGGTTCAGATATTATTCTAACTTATGACTATTACCTACCAAGAATTGATAAGGTTGCACTAAACAAGAATCGTTCTTTTGAAGTTATTCAAGGTAATCCATCTTTGAATCCTGTGCCTCCACAAGACAAAGACGGTGCGATGACTCTTTACATTCTTCGTGAACCTCCATATCTTGCAAATACCTCAAATGTAAATGTTGAGTATGTTGATAATCGCCGTTACACGATGAAAGATATCGGTACAATTTCGAAGCGTGTTTCTAACCTAGAATACTACACTTCATTGTCCTTGTTGGAACAATCAGCAGTTAATAAACAAGATTTGACTATTCTTGATTCTACCAATACACCAAGATTTAAAAACGGTATTATTGTAGATTCGTTTACAGGTTCATCTGTTGCTTCAGTAGCCAGCCCTGACTACAAGGCTGCTATTGATCCAAAACTAAATGAGATGCGCCCAACATTCAATGTATCATCAAGAATGTTGAATTTTAATCCTGCAACTTCAACAAATTATTTGCAGTCTGGTGCATTGGTGACAGCTAATGCTACTCACACAATGTTTATTGACCAGAATAAATCATCGAAGGTCTATAATGTTAACCCATTCAACGTAATCAATTACTTGGGTAAAATTAAACTTGATCCACCTTCGGATGTTTGGGTAGATACAAGTAAACAACCTGATGTTCTAGTTAACCTTGAAGGTGACAAAGATGCATGGGCTCAAATTGCTCAAGCCTCATACAGTTATGATTGGGGTAACTGGCAGACATATTGGACTGGTACACCAGTAGTTAGTGGTGCTCAAGAAGGTAATGAATGGATTGGTGATGGTGCCGGCACCGTGCGCCAGGCAACCGGCACACAATACATCACCACATCTGTAGGTCAAGTTCGTAGTGGTATTGCTACTCAAGTTGTTCCTTCTACAATTACCAAATCACTAGGTGATAAAGTTATTGATGTTTCTATCATTCAATACATGAGAAGCAAGAATGTAGTGTTTACTGGTTCTGGATTTAAACCAACAACAACACTATACGGTTTCTTTGACAATATTGATGTGAACAGTTACATTTCTAGACTGAACAAATTTACTCTTGCTACCAATAAACTTTCATATCAGACTACAACAGGTTCACTAGAAACAGTTGCCATTTATGACAACACATTAGCTGCAAACGTAGGTACAGCTCTGATTGCTCTAACATCAAACTATGAAGCGTTTGTTGTTAGTGTTAACCCATCAGCCGCTTTCAATGTATCAACTGCTAGTGTAAACTTAATTGGTTCTACTACAGGCACAAGTGTTCGAATCAATGGTTATGAACACTATAGCGGTCGTGCTGCAGCAGGTACAACAAATACTATTACCTTGCGTGTTGATGCACTTAATGCTAATAACACTGGTACATATGTTGGTTCTTCAATCTACATCGTATCAGGCACAGGTGCCGGTCAAAAGAGAACAATTAGTGGATATGTTGCAGGAACAAGAGTGGCAACAGTTTCTGCCGATTGGGCAACAACACCAGACACAACCTCTGTTTACTCTATCGGTAACCTGTATACAACTCTTGCCGGTGATGTTGCTGGATTGTTCTTCATACCGAGTGGTACATTCCGCACAGGTGAAAAACATTTCAGATTAATTAACAACCAAACTGGTGACCTTCCTTCTTCATCAACTAACGGTGATGCATCATTCTATGCACAAGGTTTGTTGCAGAAGACAGAGAATACAATCATATCAACCACAGTTCCAACTATTCAGAGAGCTGCTGTAACATCTGAGCGTGTTGTAACTTCTACAACCACAAGAGAGGTTGTAACTGGTTACTATGATCCGTTGGCACAAACATTCTTGGTTTCAAGAGATAATTACCCTGATGGTATCTTTATCAGTAAGGCAAGATTCTGCTTTAAGACTAAAGATGCAACAATGCCAATCACGTTGCAACTTCGCCCAACTGTAAACGGATATCCTTCTTCGTCTGTAGTGTTCCCAAATTCTACTGTAACACTAACGCCAGACAAGATTAATGTATCTGATAGCCCAGACTTGAATGATGAAACAAAATATACAGACTTTGTATTTGATTCTCCAATATATGTTCAACCCGGTGAATACACCTTTGTTCTAATTACGAACTCACTAGGGTATGAAGTTTATGCTGCTGAGATAGGAAAACTTGACACCGTAACTGGAGAACAAATATCAGAACAACCTTATGGTGGTTCATTGTTCTTGTCACAGAACGGTTCAACATGGACAGCAGAACAAAACTCTGACTTGATGTTCCGCCTATACAGATACACCTTCGATACAGGTACTGTAACAGCTAAATTCCAAGTTGATGTTCCTTCTGCAAACACACCATACGATTTGATGAACTTGATGAGTTCAGAGGTTGTGTTGGGTAATACTTCTCTTGCATATTCATTCACATCAGAGAAAGATACTACTGGTGGAATTGTTACATCAATACCAATTACTCCATACACAGACTATCTAATGACTGATGGTTATGGTCGTAGAGTATTGAACCCATCAACAGGTAACACTTCGATGGTTGTTACTGCAACAATGAGCACCTCTAATCCAGATGTTTCTCCAATATTAGATACATCACGATTTGGCTCTATCTTTGTTGAGAACATTATCAACGGTCTGCCACTAAGCAATTCAGATATTGTTATCTGTTGAGAACATCATCAACGGTCTGCCACTAAGCAATTCAGATATTGTTATCACCAACGCAGGTACAAAATACGGACCTAACGGTTCTGTAACAATAACAATAACTGGTGGTGGTGGATCAGGTGCGACAGCTAATGTCCTTGTTGCAAATACTGGAACAGGTGCAGCACCAGGCAACTCAATCATTTCTGTTACCTTGACCAATCCAGGAAGTGGTTATACAACATCACCAACATTTACAATTAGTGATGCTAACACCACACCAGGTACTGGTGCAACAGTCATCTATAATGGTGAAGATAAGAAATCTGGCGGTAACTCAAATGTTCGTTACATTACCCGCAAGGTTACTCTGGCTGATGGTTTCGATTCTGGCGACCTGCGTGTTTATGTAACTGCATACAAACCTGCCGGTTCTGATATCAATGTATACTACAAACTATTGTCTGTATCTGATAACGAAACCTTTGATGATAAATCATGGCAGTTAATGACACAGTTGAGCAATGTTAACTTTGCGTCAAACAATTACCAAGATTACCGTGAAATTGCTTACGCACCTGGTATCTCCAATGCTGCAAACAATTCAGTATTGTATTCTACCAGTTCAACAACATTTAACACTTTCAGAACCTTCGCAATTAAGATTGTTCTGAGTGGTACTTCAACTGTTGATGTTCCAAAGGTTCGTGACTTCCGTGCAATCGCATTGCCTGCTGGATCGTAATCATGTATGCTAAAGTAAGAGACCATGATAACTTGGTGCGAGATATGAGTTCCAAAGCTGTTCTAAATACTGACAAAGAAGGTTTGCAAGAGTATCTTCGTAAGAGAGACCTTGCAAAGAAGCAGCAAGAAGAGCAGTTTGAAACAAAGAATCGTTTGGAAAAAATAGAACAAGATATGTCAGACATAAAAACTTTACTGAAAGAACTTGTAAACTTAAGGTCAAAAGATGGCAATTAATCAATTAACAACTGCCAATACATTCCAGCATTGGTTGACGGCTACACAGTCTTTAATTTCAACAGCCAATACTTTGACTGATGGTAACGGTGCGACATTTGTTGCCAACACGAAACTTGATGTTTCAGGTACAGGTTCTACTCTAAACGTAAGAACATCTTCTGCTATCAATCAGTTATATGTCAATAGTGGAAATCTATTAATTGCCGATGTTACTAGTCTTACAGGAACTGCAAACACAGCAATATATACTAAAATTGCCGCAGCAGAAGCATCAGCTCTAGCATTTGCGATTGCATTAGGTTAATCAATACAAAGAAAGTCATTCAATGGCAAACAACTTTAAAAATTACTTTTTGAAAAATGCTACCACAACAGCAGCTAATGTGTATGTTGGTCAAGCAGCAACTCAGGCTACAATTATCGGTATGACAATCAGTAATACAACAGCATCACCGATTAGTTGTAATGTAACCATAGTTTCTGGTGGTACCACTTACTTTATGATACAGAATGCCACTATCTCTAACGGTGGTGCATTAGTACCTGTTGGTGGTGACCAAAAACTAGTTATGGAAGCTGGTGACTATATGCAAGTTCAAACATCAGCAACTAACTCAGCTGATGTAATTGTATCAGCTCTGGAGATTACATAATATGTCATACATCGGCAACGAGCCTAATGTAGGGACTTTTATTGTTGGCGTTGAACGCTTTAATGGTACAGGTTCTTGCACAGAATTTACTCTAACGCAAACAGGCATTCAAGACCCTAATGCAATTGAGGTTCTTGTTAACAGTATTCAACAAGATCCAACAAATTCATATTCTGTTGCCAATGGTGTAATTACATTTACTGAAGCACCTTCTACAGGTGCAAACAACATCATTGTTACTTACCGTGCAACAACAGTTATTACATACGGTAATATACAAGGCAACCAAATATTAGATGGCTCAATCACTCTATCTAAGTTAGCATCTGGTGTATTACCTGATGCAAAGGCTAACTCTGCAGCAGTATATGCCAATGGTGCGTTTATCTCGGCTAACTCTGCTGGTGTATATGCTAACGCAGCATTCGCACAAGCAAACACAGGTGGTGCTGGTGCATCTTACGCAAACTCTGCATTTCTACAGGCAAACACTCCAAGTTATGTTGCTAACTCAGCTGCAACATATGCTAACTCTGCTTTTGCAACGGCTAACTCTGCATCACTATATGCAAACTCTGCCTTCACAAAAGCAAATAATGCAGGTTCAAACGGTTCTTTCTCTGTAACAGGAACAGGTATTGCAGTTTCTCTAGTTGGTACCGCAATTACTGGTTACAAGATTCTTGGTCAAATTGTAACAACTGCAAACTCAATTTCAAATGTCTATGTTGTTCCAGCAGCAACAAGTGCAGCAATCGGAACTATTACTGTCTGTAACGGTACAGCAACCGATGTTCTGTTTGACCTTGTAATGAGACCATCAACAGAAGCATTAGCCACAAAACATTATTTACTAAAGAGTATAACAGTACCTGCTGCTGATACACTTATCATAGATAGTGGTGTGACACTTAACACAGGTGCGATTCTAGCAGCAAATACAATCGGTGGCAACGCTTCAGCAGCCGCAGCCGGTATTTCTGTTCACGCTTATGGAGTTGAAATCGTATAATGGCAAACACTTATAAAATTCTTGGGCAGTTAAACCCATCAGCAAATACGCAAGGCAATGTCTATGTTGTCCCTGCAGCAACATCTACAGTAATCAATTCAATTCAGATTGCTAATCAAGATGCAACAAATGCATCATATAGTTTGATTGTTATACCAGCAACCGACTTTGCAAATCCTGCTTCTAATGGAAAGTATTTTATCATCCGTGGTAGCACTCTTCCTGGTTCTGATGCTGCAACGCTTACTTTAAGTTTATCACT